TTCGTCCACCCGCGCTGCCACGAGGGCCCCGCTCTCGCCACCCTCACGGCGACCCTGAAGGCCCACGGGCGCGACACGGACAACCTCGGCGTCTCGCCAATGGACCGGCGCGGCCGGCGCGAGCTGGTGCGTAAGGTCGAGGAGCATTACTCGGGGGCCACCCTCGAGCGCATGGACGGCACGCGGTACAGGCACTTCACCGGCTGGCCGGCGCCGTGCGGATCGGACGGGGCGTGAAGCTCGCGGTCCTTACCGTCGTAGCACTCGTCGCGGTGCTGCTCGTCGTGTTCCTGGGCGTAGTGATCGTAGTGCTGCACGCAGTACAGGACTGGATAGGAGATGACGATGCCCCTCGACAAATCGGGTAGCAAGAAGGCCGTCGGCGCCAACATCAAGACCGAGATGGCGCACGGTAAGCCGCAGAAGCAAGCCGTCGCGATCGCGCTCTCCGTGCAGCGCCGCGCGGGTGGATACGGCGCGAAACCCAGGAAGAAGTATTGATGGGTCTCAATATCGAGTTCCCCGTGACGGTGTCCGCGTACATGCAGTCGGACGCGCGCCACCGCCTGATCGTGGGGCCCTTCGGCTCGGGGAAGACCGTCGGCTCGTTGGTCGAGCTGCCGCGCCGCGCGGCCATGCAGCGTGTGTCGACTAAGACGGGCAAGCGCAAGAGCCGATGGGCCGTCGTGCGTAACACCATGCCCCAGCTCCGCGACACGACGATGAAGTCCTGGTTCGATCGGTTCCCCAACGGGTCGATCGGCAACTACGTCTCGACGACGAAGACCTACCACATCAAGCAGGGTGACCTCGACGCGGAGATCGTCTTCCGCGCGCTGGACACCGCCGATGACGTGAAGAACCTCCTCTCGCTCGACCTGACGGGTGCGAACCTCGCCGAGTTCCGCGAGATCGACCGCGACATCTTCCAGGCCCTCGACGGCCGGATCGGGCGTTACCCGATGATGGAAGAGGGCGGCCCGACCTGGGTCGGCGTCTGGGGGGACTCGAACATGCCCGAGGAGGGCTCGTACTGGTGGTCGATGATGGAGGGCAAGGACCCGAACGACAGCAAGATCCTGAAGCCCAACAGCATCGCGCTGTTTAAACAGCCTCCCGCCATGCTGAAGACCGTCGACGGGCAGTACACGCTGAACCCCCGCGCGGAGAACCTTGGGAACCTGCCGACGGACTATTACGAGCACCTGGTCAAGGACAAGACCGACGACTTCATTCGCGTCAACGTGCTCGTCGAGTACGGGCGCTCGAAGGGTGGACACCCTGCGCATCCGTCGTTCAACCGGGACCTGCACGTCGCCAAGGGGGCGCTGATCCCCAACAAGGACCTCCTCCTCGTGGTCGCCGCCGACTTTGGGCACACACCGGCGATGGTGCTGAAGCAGCAGGACGCCTACGGGCGCGTGCTGACGCTGGATGAGGTCGTTACGTTCGGCACGAATCTGGAGGCAGCGATTGAGGACAAGCTACTCCCGCTGCTCAGGCAGAGGTATGACGGTTTTGAGATTTTCGTCACCGGCGACCCGTCGGGGAACACAGGCTCGGACTCCGACGATACCGCATGTGTCGATATTTTCCGACGTTACAAGCGGAAGGGCCTCGGGCGCGTGAAGCTCGCGTACTCGAACAGTCCCATCCACCGGCGCGGCGCGACGGATCATTTCCTCTCTCGCCTCGGCGCGAACGGGCGGCCGGCGTACCTGGTAGACCCTCGTTGCGAGTGGACGATCCAGGCGATGAGCGGGAAGTTCATGTACAAGAAATCGAAGGACGGACGGCACCTCGATGAGATCGACAAGAACGACTGGTCGCACATCGGCGAGGCGAATGAGTACGGGGATATGTACTTCGAGCGCGGCGGGCGCCGCAAGGCCGAGCACCAGGAATACGGATACGACGCAGCGCGTCAGGCGCAGCGCCAGCACGACGAAAACATCTACGCATCACCGAGGTAGCCGATGGCACAAGAACTCGTACTGAACGAAGAGAAGCTGATGACCTTGGGCCAACGGCTGTTCGGCACCTGGGAGACGCATAAGAAGGATCGTCTGGCAGCCGAGAACCGCTGGTTGCAGAACCTCCGGCAGTTCCGGGGGATCTACGACCCGGAGATCTTGAAGATGATCCCGAATGATCGCTCGAAGGCGTACCCGAAGGTTACGCGCTGGAAGTTGATCGGCACCGTCGCGCGCCTGATGCAGATGCTCTTCCCCCAGACGGAGAAGAACTATGGGCTGAAGCCTTCCCCCATGCCGAACCTCTCGATCGCCCAGTTGCAGGAGGTGCTCGATGACGTCGTCGCAAAGAAGGCCAAGGCCGAGCAGATCGAAGAGAAAGATGTCGTCTGCAAGGACGAGGATATTGAGCAGGCGATCTTCGAGTACGCGAAGCACAAGGCCGGGCGGATGGAGCTGAAGCTCGATGATGACATGCAAGAGATGGAGTACATCACGCTCGCGCGGAAGGTCGTATTCTCCGCCTGCCTCTACAACATCGGCGTCCTGAAGGGCCCGATGCATAAGCGGTACAAGGTGCGTACCTGGAAGAAGGATCTCAACACGGGCCGTTACGTCGCGCAGGAAGTGGATAAGGTCAAGCCGCTCCTCGAGTTCCTCCCCGTGTGGAACTATTACCCTGATATGTCGGCGAAATCGCTCGACCACCAGGACGGGCAGTTCGAGCGACATGTGATGACGCGCCGGCAGGTCGAGGAGCTGGCCGAGCGGCCGGACTTCCTGCAAGCGCCGATCAAGGCGTGGCTCGCGGCTCATACGACTGGCAACCACATCCCCGAGCATTGGGAGACCGAACTCGCGAAAGAGCCGAAGGGTGACAAGAACAACGTCAACCAGGGCGACGGGCGGAAGTATGTCGTGATCGCGTACTGGGGTGATATCACCGGCCATGACCTCGCCGCGGCAGGTAACGCCATTGCCGAGGCGGATCTGGGCAAGACTTACCACGGCAACGTGTGGATGATCGACAACTCGGTCATCAAGGCCAAGGTCTCCCTGATGAAGGGCGAGGTACGCGAGCACCACGTCTTCGTGTTCGAAGAAGATGATCTCTCGCTCCTCGGCAACGGCCAGTGCGACACGCTGCGCGACTCACAGCTTTCGATCTGCGAGTCCGCCCGCATGGCCCTCGATGAAGCGAGCGTCGGCGGTGAGAACCTGGAAGTCAACATTGACATGCTGACGCCCGGGCACAACACCGATCAGCGTTCCTACAAGGTGTGGAAGCGCGAGGGCGAGGGCGCTGTGGCTGGATACCCCGCGGTGCGGCCAGTGCAGCGGCAGAACCGGCTCTCGGAGTTGATGAACATGGTGCAGATGTTCCTCGAGTTCGCGAACAACGAGTCTGGGCTCCCGCCCCCCTCAATGGGCGACGTCTCGGGCGGCGGCTCGGAGGCGCTGCGCACGCAGGGGGGCGCGAGCATGTTCCTCGGCGCCGCGTCGCTCCCGATCCGCGACACGGTACGAAACTTCGATAGCTTCACGATCTCGGTCATCACCGCGCTCGTCAAGTGGAACATGCGCTTCGACCCAGCGGACTCTCGCGACGGGGACTTCGATTGCATCGCGCGCGGCTCGACGAGCCTGATCGCGAAGGAAGTGCTCGCGCAATCGCTCGACGTGTTCAGCACCACGCTGACCGACGAGGAGCGCGCCCACGTCAAGACCCGGAAGCTGCTCGAGGCTCGCGCGAAGGCTCGCGACATACCGACGGAGGAGCTGTTCGAGTCGGAAGAGACGGCGAACGCCAACATCGCGGCGCTCCGCCAGTCACAGCAGAAAACGCAGGACGCAGCACTGGAAGAAATGACGGCGACGGTGCAGGAGAAGATCGCCAACGCTATCAAGCGGGTCGCCGAGGCGAAGAAAGCCGACGCGTCCGTAACGATCGACACGATGGCAATAATACTGGAGGCACTGACCAATGGCGGCGATAAAGGAAGAGCAACAAGCGCTGGAGCAGAAGGTACATCAGCATAGAGGCGACGAGGGGCTGATCGCGCTCCGTTCGCTTATGTGGATGCGCCGGGACCACGTCAACAACAAGTGGCTCGACGCGTCAGGTGACGAGCTGCTCCAGTTGCAGGGTGAAGGGCAGAGCATACGCAAGCTGTTGCGGACGATCGACAACGGCCCGGCGATAAAAACAGTGGAATAACGGAGGCACACATGGCACAGGAACCAGCAAAGAAAGTGGACGACCAGGATTTCGACGCAGCGTTTAGTCAAGCCGCGCTCGAGGGCGAGAAGGACGTTCAGGGAAAGACCGTCGTCGAAGAGACACCGAAGGCGAAGACGCCCGAGGAAGAAGCCGCAGCCAAGAAGGTGGAAGAGGAAGCTGCTGCGGCAGCGGTTACCGCGAAGGCGGCGCAGGAGAAACAGGCCCAGGAGGACGCGGCGAAGGCCGAGGCCAATAAGGGCAAGACGGCCGAGCAGATCGAGGCGGAGACGAAGGCCGCGGACGAGAAGCTCGCTACCGAGAAGGCGGAAGCCGCGCGGGTCAAGCAGGAGGCCGAAGCGAAGGCCGCCCAGCAGCGATCGGCGGACGAGGCGGTCGCGAGGGACGCCGCGGTGAAGGCGGCGACCGAACGCAAGGTCAAGGACGACGCGGCACGGAAGACTTTCGAGGAGTCCATCAGTCCATACGAGCCGACGGCAGAAGAGAAGGCGGCGATGGAAGACTTCAAGAAGAACTTCCCGACCGAGCACGCCGCGATGGAGTCTCGCCTGAAGGCCGAGAAGCGTGCCGTGAATCGCCAGGTGTACGACGCAGTACAGGCGGCGATGACACGGGTCTACGCGGATTTCACGCCACTCGCGCAAGGCTACGCCGCCGACTCCGAAGCCGCGCACTTCGAGAAACTCAAGACCGCGCACAAGGACTACGACACCGTCATCGACCTGGTCCCCGCCTGGATCAAGAAGCAGCCGGCGTACCTTCAGACGGCGTATCAGTCGGCCTACGACGGTGGCAGCACGCAGGAAGTGATTGACCTGGTGACCCGGTTCAAGACCGACACCGGCCGGATCACGCCCCCGGTTACGACGACCACGGTGGTCACGCCGGAGCCCGCGAGGAAGGGCGCAACGAATGAAGAGATCGAGTCCGGCCTGCCGGTCAACACGCGCCGGGCGGCGCCCAATGCGAAGGGTGCGCCGGATGCGAACGACTACGACGGCGCGTTCGAAGAAGCGGCCAAGGCGAAATAGCTCCGGGGGTGTACAGCGTAGTACCGCGTGTGACATACTGGAATCATAAGCGCGATTTTGCGCCACGCGGATACACGCATATAACTTAGGACCGGAGACAATCATGGGTTTGGACATTCGAAAGATCAACGCAGCGCCGGTATCCCCGGCGGTCAAGAAGCTGTTTCGCGATTTGCTGTCAGGCGATAGCGGCGTACCTGGAGGCGCATTTGGTGCAGGTTTGCCGAATGGTGCTACCGTATCCGTGCAGGAACTGGGTGTTGGTCCAATCCGCAGAACGATCCTCTCACTCGCTGCGACTCCGGTCACCATCACGGACGACGCCGCCGTTGCGCAGTTCGGCGGTACTGGCAAGATTTATGACTTCCCCGAAGGCGCGCTTTGCATTCTCGGCGCGGTGGTTCAAGGGAGTCTGACGCTCGGAACTACTGGCACGATCATCAACTCGTTTACCGGCGTGAATGCACTCGGTTCCGCCACGGCGACTACTGGCGCGACCCTGGTCAGCACCGAAGCCGACATTCTGCAATCTACGGCGAATGCAACTGCGTCGAGCAAGGTTGCGGCAATCAATTCGATCCCTGTCGCAACGGCACTTACCGAAGCGGGCGCGCGCTGGCTCGACGGCACTACGACTCCAATCGACATGTTCCTGAACTTCGCGATCGCCGACGATGCCACGCACACGTCGGGTACTGGCTCGTTTACCGGCACGATTACCGTGCTCTGGACGCTGCTCGGCGACAAGTAATCGCTGGAAACTTTGATTTGTTGTGCTTGACACCAAAGATGCGTCAGCACCTCGCAATGTAAGACACAGTAAGACCAAAACGCATCTGAGGTAACAATGGCTACTTCTCCGCAAACATACGGCGATATTTCGCCGCGTACCGCCGCCTTCGCGATCGCGCAACTGCTCGTTCGCGGCCACGAGGACATGATCCTCGAAAAATTCGGCCAGACTTACGTCCTGCCGACGAAGAGCACGAAAACCGCGATCTTCCGGCGCTACGAAGCACTGGCTGTCGCGACCACGCCCCTGCAAGAAGGTGTCACGCCCTCCGGCGTGAAGCCCACGATCACGGACGTCCCGGTGACGATCGAACAGTTCGGGGACTTCATCCCGTACACCGACGTCATCGAAGACACCCACGAGGACCCGGTCCTGAAGGAATACAGCGCGCTGCTCGGGCAGCAAGCGACCGAGACCGTGGAGACGCTGCGTTGGAACACCGTGAAAGCGGGCACCAACAAGTTCTTCGCGAACGGCACCGTGCGCACCGACGTCAACACCCCGATCTCTCTCGCCCTCCAGCGCAAGGTCACCCGTGCTCTGGACCGCCAACGCGGCAAGCACATCAAGGAGATCGTGACCTCGAATGCGAACTTCCGCACGGAACCCGTGGAAGCCGCTTACGTGGCCGTCTGCCACGTCGACGTGGTCAATGACGTGCGCAACATCGACGGCTTCATTCCGGTCAAGCAGTACTCCCAGGGCAAAGCCTGGGCGAACGAGATCGGCGCCGTCGAAGACGTGCGTTACATCCGCTCGACGCTGTTCACTCCGTTCGCGGATGCGGGCGGCGCGAAGGGCGCGATGATCTCGACGACCGGCACCTCGGCCGACGTGTACCCCGTGATCTACTTCGCGAAGGACTCCTTCGGCATTGTACCGCTGAAGGGCAAGAGCGCGATGAGCATCATGGTCGTGAATCCCAAGCCGTCCTCGGGCGACCCCCTCGGCCAGCGCGGGACCGCCGGCTGGAAGCTGTGGCACGCGAGCGTCATCCTGAACGACCTCTGGCTCGTTCGCGCTGAAGTCGCTGCGACCAACTAACAGGCTGCGGGGGTGTGAGCCCCCGCGCTTGTGAAACCCTTTCATAGAGAGAACTGAACATGGCTTCAACCCTGTCCCACCTCCGTCCCGTTCCGGCGCCGCAACGTGCTAACGGGAGCATTTCCGGCACCTATACCGCCGCGACCGAAGCGAACTCCAACAACGGGGCCGTCATTGCCTCGGGCGTACTTACGATCACCCCGGGCTTCATGCCGAAGAGCGTCAAAGTGATTAACGTCACCGC